AACTCATTACGACTGGCTTTGATGTCGGCTACCTGACGTTCAATATCTGCGGGTTTGTTCTGTGCTTCAGCGAGCATAGACTCCAGCGCAGCAATCTCTTCTTCCTCGACGGGCTCAATCAAACCGTGGCGTAAGTCTTCAGCGACAGACTTCGCACCCTTGATTTGACTGGAGACTTCTCGACACTTCTTTGAGAGGTACGTCAGCCGTTGCAAGACACCAGCGGCGTCCTTGATAGGAGGCAAGTCGTTATCGTTGATGTCTTCGAGTATCTCACTGATATCAGACACGACCCACTTGAAGAACTCTTTCCTCGCTGTCGCAGCGGAACCACGCAGCGCATTCCTCACAGAACGTAGCGGCAAGAAGTCAGGGTTGCCGTGATGCGTAGGCTTCTTAACGGTGCCCTCGATTTCATTGACGTGGTATCGATAGTGGTCGTCATTGTTGAGATGTGCGTCGCACGAAAGCTCGCGAGAAGGAGACATCGAAAGAATCGTAGCTCCGTCCTTTACCTCCGACCGACCGAGCAAGTCATCGGCAGCACCTGTGAGCGCAAGCTCAACTGCTTGAACGACACTGCTCTTATGGCTTGTGTTGGGTCCGATAATCAACGTGCGTTGGTCCAGTCTCATAGTCCAGCGCGAGCCGTTCGGGCTTTTAAGATTTGATTGTACCGATTCAATATACGGTCTCATGATGTCACTCCATTTTTAGGGAACAAGCCGCGCCCACATTTGCCAGTTGTCGTCAGGCAAAAGATCTACACGCTGCACTTGACTGAACTCTTCAGTGCGAGGGCACCAAAGAAAAGCGTACTTACCTACGCGAAGGAATCCTTCCACGAGGTTCGAGGTAGCTCGCCCTACAATCGGCGAGTCTTGAGAAGTAGGGACGACGATTCCGTGGAACAGTGGTGTATTGTCCCACCGGTCACCCGAGGAGACGTCGTCACACCAACGGTGCCACCCACCCATAGCCCGCGCTCGTAGGCTGTAGTCGTCTCGACCAGCCGTCGCACAGACCGTCCAGCCAGGAGACTTCAACAACTCTTGGAGGCGGTTGCACCATGCATCGATATCTAAATCGCCATCACTCTTTCGATGAGCAACAAACCAACGGGCCTCTTGTAAAGTCATCACACTTCCTTCAACGTTCGGCCAATGGCGGCTTCCGATGTCATGGTAACATGCCAACCTGGTATTGTCCAAGTCATACAGTCTTGCACCAGGTTTTTCCATTCCTCAAGCTGCTTTTCACCTGCGTCTGGAACCTCGACAGTAATGCTATCGTGGCATTGGTGGATCATTCCCGTACCTGGTCCAGCGAATCCAAACGGGAAAGCTTCCATGATGCGGTGCTCGGCAAGCCGCATGACGGAAGACTCCGCTGCAAGGATAGGGAAGTTCACGACTTCGTTCTTCTTCCCATCAGATAGGAGACCGCTTCGTCTTCCGAGCACAGGTTCTTCCATGAACTCTTTCTTTCTGTACTCTTCAAGCATTCTTTGCCACGCCTCCATCCATTCAGGTTCAGACCGCATCCACTTCTCGTGAATGAACCGAACCTCTCGCACACTCATGCCGAGGTAGGGGAGAGCGCCGTCATCTGTTTCTGTGGACGTGAGCACTTGCCAAACGGTGGCTGGGTTGGCCCAATAGATAGACGCGTACCGAAACGTCTTGGTGATGTCGCGCATGGACTTCGCTTCACCCTTCTGCGGTTTGCGGTAGAGACTGAAGCCTTCTGGTCCCCAGCCGCTTGCGTTCTTGAACTTGTCTCCAAAGACTTCGTACGCCAGTGTGTTGTGTGGATCTTTACCTTCAGCGAAGCACTCAAGGAGCAGGGGTATGCGCCAGTAAGATGCTGTGATCCGCAGGTGCGCCTGGTCCAAGTCAGCCCCGATAAGCATACGTCCCTTGGGCGCAGCGAAGATAGCTTTGAGTGGACCCTGACCCTTTCGGTTACCGATGTTCTGCAAGTTGGGGCCGCTGCTTGAAAGCCTACCTACACTGGTGACGTGCGCATTCCAGTTACTACGCACTCTCCCATCAGAAAATACGATACCTTTGGCGGGGTCCATGTCACGCCTACGCATGGGAACAAGGACCGTCCCAAGGATTTTATTGCGCTCTCTTCGATAAATCCGTAGAGATTTCAACCAATCCTCTTGCGCACCCGTTAAGTTACCTGTGGCGAGGTGCGCTCTGATGACGGCGTCTCCTGTTCCAGGGAGCCCCGAGTCGGTGTAGAACTCTCTCGAATCCATCTGTGCTGGGATGCCGAGCTTCCATACAGAGTAGAGAAGTCTACGTACTTGGTCGCCGCTACCTGGGTTGTCGAAGTGCGTGAAGTGTCCTCTCGCTTCCTCAACAAGACTCGCGTGCCTTTCTTTGACGGACTGCGTGTAATGGTCTTCGAGTTCTTTACGCTTCCTTTGGTCTACCCACACACCATTCTTGTGCATGTTGACGCACATATCTTGGGTGGCATGGTCGAGTTCGTGTAGGTTGAACGGTCTACCTGGAGCCCACGATGCGGGTCTCGCCCATGACGGTAGCTCTCTGAACGCACCGTTGAACTCGGCTGTCTCGAAGAGCGGCCACACTAACCTTGCGTTGACTGTGGAATCGATGCAGTTGTAGAACAGCAACTCGTCATCGTCGGTAGACCCTGTGGAGATGCTCTCTCCTTTCGTCGTGGTCTCCCAGCGCTCGACGTCAAGGAGCACGGACCCTACGGTCTTGAGAGACTTCGGTAAGTCGGGGGCACGGAACCGTGTCGCGAACAGCGTATCGACTAACGGTGCTGGTGTGACATCGAAGTGGTGCTCAATGACCAGGCGATCAAACGAGCCCGCGTTGTGTCCCACCCAGGTGCGTCCATCTACGAAAGCTTCTCGAAGTATCTGTTTGATTTCCTTGTGGTCTTCGTCGCTGTACCACTGCGACCCGTCACCTGCTTTCGCCAGGGTGATTCCGATAGCCCGACTGTTTTGTGCGACGGGTCTTCCGTGCTGCGGTTTTGCGACTCGACCTTCTGCATCGAGGTCTGGGATAGCTATGGCGATGGTACGTAGACCGCACTCGGTTGCGATGATGCCGTCTGTCTCAACGTCGTACGCCCAGAAAGGAGCGGGTTGTGCGAGCCATTCTCGAAGCTCGTTCGGTGTCGGTCTCCATGTAACGTCAGGGTCTTCCCAACGAAGTGCGTCATCGAACCAGCGGAATGCTTTGCCGAGGTCGCTGTGGAACACGGGTCTCCACGCAGGAGAGCGTAGGATGTAATCAGGTTGAACGGTAGGCATCGCCTTGTAAGGTGCTGACTCATCGTCTGTGAGTTCCCAGTCATCGGTGATGCGCATGGGTCCGCCACGTACGGAGTGGATGCTACGGTTCTTATTTGTAAGTGCGTAGGTCGCGACTCGACCCAGTGTAATGATGTTCTCGTACGTATCAGCGAGGTTCAGAAGTCTTGGTCGACAGCACACCATCGGATGTAGCCACGGCTCGTCGCCTTGGTTGACGCGCTTCTTATTTATCTGGTCGAGCTTCTTGTTCATGCGTGACCAGGCACCGCTGGATTGACCTGGAGGTTTGCACTCCACCACATAGGTCAGGTCGATGTCGGGTCTGGTTTTGCCGACCATCGATAAACCCAACTGCCATTCGGCACCGTTCCGTCCCATCAACGGTCGACCGCGCAGGACCTCTTCTGGGCCAGGGCTTTCAGCAATAGCAAGGACCTTCGCGCCTTTGTGGATCTCGGGGCCAACAGGCTCCCAATCATCCTTTGCAAGGCAACCATTCGGTCCGAGAGGGCACAGGTCACACCGCGCCCCGAAGTTTTGGGGATCGTATTTCATAGAAAAAAGGGGAGAGGGCTGGTGTACTCAACCCCCTCCCCACCTCTCTTCGCTCAAACCCCACTGTGAAAGAGGGTTTATGTTGAGAGGTACGCCGGACTACTGGACGATGGTTTGTGGGATGGGCGGAATGTTCATGCCTGGAACCGGAGCGGATACCGAGTTCGAGGCACCGTTCGAGGTAACTACGTTGTTGCTCGTAGCGATAGCGGGCTTCGTGCCTGCTGCCTTGAGGTCGGTGAACTTCTTCTCACCGATGTATCCCACGATGTCACCGTATTGAGCACCACGATCTTTCGCCGAGTGCCACTCGATGTAAATCGTTTTGCCGATGAGCCACTCGTCAGTGACGCCTTGGGCCATTTGCTCGTTGGTGTAGCCTGCGCTTTCGAATACCGACTTGATGGCTGCGACTTGACCGCGAACCTGCTTGTCGGAAAGACCAGGAAGCTGGTTGCCTTCTGCGTCGAACGGAGAGTTCAACCATCCGTGAGTCGAGAACCCAGTCTCAAAGTCGATGCTCATCTTGCGAGAGGTCGCCTTGGTGGGATGCACGTTGATAGATTTGATCGTGGCTGAATAGTAGCCAGTCTCGGGAGCGCCTGCTCCGAAAGAGGTGACGGACGTAATGACGTCGCCGGGAATGAAGAAAGTAGTAGTCATGATCACTCCGAACTACTTGGTTGGTGGTGGTGGCGGAAGGGATTTCCCGACACCGGTTTGTGCAGGTTCTTCTGCAGAAAAGTCGAATAAGCCACTAGCGCGTGAGCGTCGGAGGGTGCCTCGGGCAATCCCGTCCTGGCAAGCCCAGCGTAAGTGCAGTGTGTTGTATTGGTCTTTGTGCTGACCGGCAACGTCTCGGACAAGCTCTTTGATATCGAGCCCTTCGACGACACCTTCTGCGACAGCCTCGGCAACTTCGTCTTGCCATTCGAGACCTTCGAGTCGGTCGAGTCGGTAGTTGCTTCGAGACGCACGGAGAATCTCACGTAGGTTGCCTGGAGTTTTTGCGCTACACACACCGGTTCTGTCACCGGTTACCCACTCGGGGTCAGACGGATTGACGTAGTAGATCCCAGAAAACCAAGGGTCAGGGTATGTAGGGTCGACCATGGCGCGCACGTTGATGTCACACCAAGAGGGGAGCACTTCAGTCTGGTTACGGCTTGGGACATCGGGACCGCCAGGCGCGAAGTTACCATCGCTGTTCGTACCAGGAGGACGCTCATGGAATGTCATCGCCAAGTGGCAACCGACATGACGTGACATACTCGCCAG